GTCTTGCGGTCGACAACCCTGTCTCCGCCGTAGCGAGAGCGGTCCTGAACCTCTCCAGTTCGCTGGGATATTTCCCTGTCGCCGGCTTCGGTTCTGTATTTTGCGAATGGGTCTTTCCTTGCTTCCGATTGAACCCTTGAGTCGTAATCCTTTTTGGCGGCCTCGCGTCTTTCCTGATTTGAACCCGGCCCCTCTTTCCCGTCATAAGGGAGGTTGGCATCCGGACTCATCGCAATCTCCGCAACTCGGGCATCCTCGTCTCGGGTTGCGCCACGGGTTGTTCCAAGGTCTTCGTCGCGACTTGGTTGGGATCTGTTGGTGGCAAGCCTCGGTCCCTTGGTGGTGCCTTCAACTGTCGGTGTTCTTTGCTCTTGGGGTTGCGCTGGAGTCGGCGGAGGAGGGGATGTCGGGTCCGCCATTGGCGCAGGTGGCTTGGGCTTGTCGCCCTCTCCAGTTGCTGGTGTGGGCTGGGTTACCGGCAAGGAATCAAGCGTTTGCGAACCTGAGCCTTTTTGCGTGTCTAGTCTTGGCCCCTTGGTTGTGTTGTTTACGTTCGGCCCCGCGTACACGCCTTCAACAATTGGCTTTGCATCGCCAGCTCCGCGCATGGCCGCGCCGGCGTCCCTGTAGCTAATGCTATTCCTGAGTGCCCTGTCTGCTGCCGGATTGGCTCCGCCAGAGCCTGCTGGCCTTGATCCCGCACCGGGGTTTCCGACGAGTCCGCCCGTTTGCGTGTTGTATGTGTTGACCATTCCATGACCGGGCAGCTGGATTCCGGCCGCTGTTGCAATTGCGTAGCTTGGATCAAGCTTCATCCGGGCGATGGCATTTGCATTTCTCCCGTGAGCCTCGTAAATCGCTTTTGCCCGGGCCTCGGCAACGCGACCCATAAGCTGATCGCCTTCGGCTGTTGGGTAAATTCCCGGGCCAGCATAACCAAATGGGTCTTCCACCCCCGGCCGGGATTCAATTAGACCATTCGCAATGGCTCGGCGCTCAACAGGGGCCTCTTTTGTGTTAAGGGGGGTGCGCGCCATGCCTTAATTTTTCACTCCTAGGCCGGATCTCAAATCTTTGTCGCACAAGCGACGCACACCTAGCTGAAGCTACTTACCGCTGTCTTTTTGGATTGAAATATGTCTCTTAAATCTTTCGGCATTTCCCTTATCGCCTTGGGGGCTATGTATCTGGTTGCCCCCATAAGGGTTGCGTTGCCAATGGCTAGGGAAAGGACATCGTCATCGTGCTTGCCGGACGAGGCTTCCGGCCTTCCGCTTTCGGAAACAACAAAACTTCTAAGCTGGTCAATTATTGTTTTACACATTACAAATATTCCGCTGTCTTTTTCATTGTGGTCCCTTATTTGCGAAGCCAGTTCCTCAATAATCATTCGCCTTGTCTTGTCGGTTGTTTGCCAGCCCAGCGCTTTGGATCTTTTTGATTCGCGGAGATTGAAGATTTCCCGCTGGTAAATGTTCGCCCCGTCTTCCTTAAGGAGCTCAATTAGCGCAAGCCCGGGGCCGTTAACCTCTGGAACAATCAGGCACCCCCCGTAAAAAGAAGAGAGGCGCAGAACAAAATCCGCAAGAACGTCTATGTCCACGCGGCATGGGGGCCTGACTCTGGCGACAACCCTTGGCTTTTGATAGTTTCCGGTTGCGTCGTGAAACCCGGACTTCATCACAAGAACCGAGTGAGCGTCAGGGTCTTTGCCAGATGTCTGCGAGCTTCCCGTCATACAGTCAACTGACACAAGGTAGCACCCGTTTTCCTGCGGCATTTCCCATAGCCATACCCAAGCTTCCTGTGGTTCCGTGACGCGAAAGATTGGGCGAGTCATCTGCATGGGGACATCAATGACCCCGTGGATTGGCTCTTTGGTGTTCTTCTCCTGAAATGCAAGTCCATCCTGATCGAACCTAGGCCTTCCAGAGGTGAGAAAGCACGACACCGGATCGGAGGGGTATTCTTGGTCAAACTGCTTGCTGTCCCCGCCGCACTTAAGCTTCACAACCGACCTTCTCCATGCAATTTGATTGTCGTCTAAATCAAACCTTTCCTTCAATTCCTGCTCGCGGAAGGTTGGGGTTAATTCATCCGCTGGGGCGACGTTCTCGTCAAAATCGTGCCAAGCCGCAAACACGCGAATATAGCCGTTGCCCGTAATTCCCTTCTTAAAATCCTCAAATTCAACGGCTGATTGCCAAGTGTTGTAGAAAGCTCCTCCGGCGCCGTTGGGCGTGGATTCCTCAATAACAATGGTGTTGGGAGAGGAGGGGACGCAGTTGCGGATGGCCAAGAGAACCTTCTCCCCGGATCTTTCTCCGGCTCTTCGGTAGTGGGCGACCTCGGAGCAGAGAAGGGCCTGCAGGGTCATGGACCGACCGGCACCGGGGTCGTTGGCAGTCTCTTTTACAAGGCGGCTTCCGTTGCTGAATTCGCCACGGCTTTGAGAGTATGTCTGCCCCCAGTCAAGGATGTCATTCTCAACGTACCGATTAACCATGTTCAAAAGGTTTTGCGATGTGTCTAGCTCGTCACCCAGAAGGCATGCGGTGGTGTTTGGGTTTGACCGAAGAAAGTGGGCGACAATTGCAGAAGTGATTGTTGAAGACCCCATCTGCCTAGGCTTCAGAATAACTAGCCTTACTGGGTGCCTGTTCCTTTGAAGCCATTTAACTATTTCCGATACTCTGCGCTGAAGATGGTTGGCCCTAGGCGTAATTAGCTTCGCGTCCTTGTTGATGATTTTTGTGCATGCCTCCCACCAGACAAGAAAGTCCTTTCTGGCTATGGCCTGAACCGTTTCTAGGGTTATTTCTTTTTCGGCCATTTTTTATGGTCAACAGGAGCTCCGTATGGGGCTGTTTTCCACATTCCAAAATTTGGATTTAACCTGCGCTTTTCGGATAAAGACTTGGCTTTATTTTTGCGTTTCATTTTTCCACCAATCAGCTGGGTCTTGCCTATGTCTAAACTTTACTTTGATGGCGTCGTGGACTTGGGATAGCTCGGTAGTCAGCCTAATCATCGGCTCGCCAGACGGGGATGTGTAGAGATGGATAAATCCCTCATCCCAAAGGTATTGCATCACTTGTATGCAGCGGTCTTCGCGGCTCACGGCTTGCTCGGCGTATTTACGCTCTCACGGCTTATGAAAAGAAAGCTCACGGGTTTTTCTTATTACAAGCCCTCTGGCACACTCGGAGCCACAAACTGCACGGCATCCAGTTCTTCCTGTGTCTGCGCCTTCTCAATCTCGGCAAGGCAACGCTCCACTTCTTTTTGAGATGAGGCGGCCATCCTTTGGAGAAACTTAATTCTTTGTAAAAGAATTTGGGCTTTTTTAGTATCTTTGTACATTTCTTGCTCTATTTCCGTTTGCAAGAGTTACTTCAGTATTAGGTAATTCTGTTTGAACAGTCACTGTAAAACAAGATCCAGTTCCATATGTTCCTCTGTCTGGGATAGGAACATTTCCTAAATCTGATAGAAAGTTGCCATCCATGAAAGCAACAACATCATAGACAGGATCTCCCGTGACCGCATCAGTAATTCCATCGCCTTGTGATGGTACATATAACATAGAAAATGCAGAATACTCAGTCCCATTAAAAATAAAATTTTGTAACTGACCAACAAACACATCGTTTCTATCTATCACCTGCACAAATTCTGAAAAATGACCATTAACCGCCCCAACTGCCCACGGGCAATCTCCAAATATATTTCTTAATGTAAAAGATGTCTTTAGCTTTGGATTAAAAATTGCTAATTGGCTTGAACCAGTTTGAAATTTTGTAACACCAGCCGTATTCGACAGCTTAAGTCTGTTTACGGCTAAATTAGACGAAAGAGGCATTAGGTGATCTCTGTTACTCTAGCCGTTCCAGCGGAGGCAAAAATAGCGTTTACCTGTCCTGTATATTTATCAATTTCAAGGTAATCGCCAGTAAACAGTTTAACCGAATAATTGGTGGTGCTAGCGGTTCCGCTTCCATAGAGAACATGAAGATTGCCTGCGCCCTCGTTGTAAATGGTCAGAAGCTTTCTTGCTGGGTTTAATGGCCTCAATTGACCTGAGTTGACGGATGAAAAGGTGCTTACAGTAGCCATCCCGGTTGCGCCGCGATCTGAGGTTTGGGCGGTTCCGAGAACAGCAACAGGAAGTTCCCGCAGGGTACTATTA